ATAAGTTATCAAGAACCTAGTGCAGACGCTAACTACGCTGCACTAAAGGCTAGATTTCCTATGGCTAAACGTGTACACGGAGTTAAAGGAATACACCAAGCACACATAAAAGCAGCAAAGAAATGCTTTACTAAAATGTTTTGGATTGTAGATGCTGATGCAATCATCATGGACGACTTTAACTTTGATTATGTTGTTCCTGATCACCAATTAGATCACGTATATGTATGGCGCAGTCAAAATCCTATCAATGATTTAGTTTATGGTTACGGAGGAGTAAAGTTATTTCCTCGGCAAATGACAATTGATATGGACACAAGTAAGACTGACATGACTACAAGCATTAGTCCACATTTTATTGCTGTAGAAGAAGTTGCAAATATTACAGCGTTTAATACAAACCCGTTTGAAGCATGGCGCAGTGCATTTAGAGAATGTGCTAAATTAAGTAGTAAAACAATCTTGAGGCAAAACGATGAAGAAACCAAAAATAGACTTAATATCTGGTGTACAAAAGGCAGTGAGAGACGCTGTGGTGATTTCACTATTGCTGGTGCTAACGCTGGGCGGGAGTTTGGCATATCTAATATGGCTGATCTTAAACTTATAAACGACTTTGACTGGCTATATGAACAATTTTCAAAACATACCATTTGAGGACATAACAAGCTTTGGACAAAAGACCTTACTAGGTACAAAATTGTTCACAGTTAGTTGGATCCTTGCTAGATTTTGTAACTATAATTGCAGTTATTGCTGGCCCTATGCTCGCAGTAGCACTCCTGATCACCAAGATTTAGAAGTATATACAAATTCTATTGACGAAATAAAACGCCAAGCAAGAGAAAACGGGTTTACTGACTTTCACTTTAGTTTTAGCGGCGGCGAACCTACTGCTTATAAATACTTTGGGAAGGTTATAGACCATTACTGTAGTGATACAGCACCCAAGTACCAGAGTATCCACATGACAACCAATCTAAGCCCAGGAAGCAAATGGTGGAACAACTGGTTAGAATCTACGAGCAGTTTGCAACGTAGGAGTATTACAGCAAGCTACCATGCGGAGTTTGCAAATGAACAAGAGTTTGGAGATAAGTGTCTTCAGCTTATGAAGGCAGGAGTGTATGTTACGATCAATCAAGTTATGGTGCCAGAAATGTTTGAAGAGCTTTACGAGCGCCTACAGCGATTTGCCGCCAGAGGTATTAATGTCACTGTCAAGCCCCAATCCGATCCTACCGCCTCCCGTGTGGTATCTGGGTATACTAAAGAACAACTCAACTTGTTGCAAACAGGATTCCCTCAAAGAATCCCAGACGAATTTAAAAAAATAATACCGTTGTTACAGGTAGAATTACAAGACAAAGATGGTAAAATATATTATGTAGATCAAGCAGAACGCTTTAATGCTTTTGGATTCAATAAGTTCAAAGGCTGGAGTTGTAATGCAGGATACCAAGGATGCGTCATTAGAGAGAATGAAGTTAAGCGCAGCTACAGTTGCCATGACGAACCTCTAGGCACGTTAGACGGCGGCTTTGAGCTCTTTAAAGCGCCACGTAAGTGGCATTTACTCCTACTTGCGTAAGTAGTGCAGATAGTAAACTACCAAAGGTAAAGTATGAAAGTTGAAATACAAGATGTGTTATTCTGGATGGATGCTATTCGTAATAGTGAAGATCGCTATCGTACTCTAGAAAGCTTTTGGAAAGGACAAGTCAACAGTAAAGTTTGGCTCATTGAACAATTAACTAAAGTGTATAAAGCGCATTATAGTAAATCTAATATAGTAATTTTTGGTGGCTGGAACGGAGTACTATCAAATCTGCTATTTAATAGTGATATGTCCATTAGGCACATTACAAGTGTAGATATAGACCCTGTATGTGAAGAAACAGCGTGTACAGTAAACAAGCGTCAGGAAATCGAAGGACGGTTTACCGCAGTAACAGCAGATATGTGTGATTATTCATCTCCTGCAAATATTATTATTAACACAAGCTGTGAACACGTTACGCAAGAACAATACGAACAATGGTTAAGTAATCAACCAGACGATGCAATATTTGTAATACAGAGTAATAACTATTTTGACTTGCCCGAACATATACGTTGTGCAACAGACGCAGATGACTTTATGCGTATGAGTAAAGTTAAACCTCTATGGCGAGGTGAATTTGAAACTCCTATGTATACACGCTATATGATTATTGGAAAAAAGAAATGAAGCCTACTTTAAAATATTCAGAAATGTACATTACCAATGTATGTAATTACAGTTGTACACATTGTCAGAGCTTTAATAATTATGCTTTCAAAGGACACCAGCGGTGGGACGACTATAAAGATGAGTACGAACTGTTAAGCAAAAAACTTGATATTGGCATAATACAACTTATGGGCGGCGAGCCTACACTGAATCCTGATTTCAATAAATGGCTCAAAGGTATATCTAACTTATGGCCAACTGCTAAATTACAAATATCTACTAATGGGTCAACACTTAATAAACTAACACAAGATGTTTATGATGTACTATCAAAGAATAAATGGTACACTTTGGATAACATGTCATGATATAAAACTTTATGACGGCTTTTTAGACTTTATTAACACATTCCTTGATGTAATCGTATCTGATACTGGAGAAGCTCCTGCTCGCAGAGTGTCTAGAATATTCATTGATAAAAACGGTGTTGAAGTAATTCTTGACTGGTCACAAACATTTAGAGCTAGTGCAATGGACTTAGTTAATAAGCAACTAACACTGGGGTACGATAGCGATGTAGACGAAGCACACGATGTTTGTGGATTTAAAACTTGCCATCAACTTAATAAAGGCAAATTATACAAATGTCCATTAGTAAGTGTATTACCAGATTTTTTAAATCAATTTTAATGTTGCAGTTGCAGATAAAGAGTTAGCACATGCATATCAACCAATGTCGCACGATGATGATGTTGAGAAATTTGTAAACAATTTAGTTAATCCTATACCGCAATGCAAATTTTGTCCTAGTAACTATAACATAGGACACGACTTTATTGGTACTGATAAAAAAGTTAAACAAACTTAAATTCAGTAGCAATACACATACGAGGCTCACTTGGCATATGTGCATCTACAGCATGTAAAATAGTATTGTCCATAATAACAATATCGCCTTCTTCGATAGCAAGTCTAAGTACGTCACTATCTTGATATTCGCTAGGCCAATCACCGTAATTGCTGTTGTGTATAAAAACTAAATTTGATCCACCCAAAGGAGCTTTAGGATAGAATAACATTATTAGAGTTTTTTCATCTTCTTCGGTATACCTATCCCAGTGATTTCTAGTTTCGCAACCTGCATAAGTTAAATTAATCCACATATTATCAAATTGTAAATCAGTGGCATCTGAATACAAATTAGCATACTTTATTCCTGTTTGTTTAAGTGTATCTAATAGTATATTAAATTGTTTCGCTTTATCGCTAGTTAATGTAAAATTAAGATCTGTACTACAAACTCGTCCACCTCTTGCGTACGGGTGACTAACATCTTTATTTTCAGGAAGCATAAGATGCTTCATTACTTCGTCATGTAGTTCGTTCGAAAATAATGTGTTTATATCATTATTTTTAATTATAACAACTGGTAATCCAAATATTGATAATATCATAATACTTCTTTCTTTACTTCACTTCGTTTAATCCAAATTCTCTATCTAGGTATTTCCATTCAATTTTAACAGGATCCCATTGTTTTAACTCTGCAAAAATAATGTCTTTATTTAAAGCACCACATGTGTAAACATCTAGTTGCACAAGTGCTGGCTCAACAGCGTCCCATACATGTATTGCAATATGACTAGTTTCGATTACAACTACGCCAGTTAATCCTTCGTTACCGGGCATGTCAACATATGCAGTAATAGGCCCTCGGCATACTTTCATACCAATTTTATCTACTAGTTCAGTAAGCCAATTTTGTAACCAAACTTCATCTCTTGGAGGGTTGTTAACTTCGGTACGAATGATTAAGTGTTTGTGTTCTAGTAATTTCATAAGTTATCTAATTGTTCTTTAATACAGTCTTCAGCATGGACTATGTACTTATTATCACTAGAAATGCCGGTGTCGTTGATTAACTTTATTCCACCGGCTCGCTTAATAACATCTTGTACAGTTAATTGTTCCATACTAAATAATTGATCTTTTAGAACCACGCCTTTTAGTATCTAATGTACTGCAATGAATGCCACCTTCCCAGAACAGCATATGACGTTGGTCACATACATGACAATCAATTCCGTGTGTTTTTAAGAATTTAAATAGATCTGGAACTTTTCGTCCAAAGATAAGGTTGTTTCTATCCACAACTAGTACGTTAAAGTCAAAGCAACAGTCTTGGTTATATCCTGTCCAATTACCTAAATAATTCTCAACCCAGTCTAATTCGTATCTACCACCTTTAGTCAATGAAGTTTCTTTTGTATTCTTTTGTCTTCGGTGAAGGACAAATTGTTCAGCATCGATTAATTTTAAATGCCGCAATGCATGTGGTACCCATTCAATGCCAGCATGTAAAACTGTCTCGTCGTCGATCATAAGAAATCCGTGATCAATATGTCCGTAGTTTTCAGCATGCCCGTTAGTGTTTCTATAAATTCAAA